CGAGCAAGTATTTCCCAGAGCAGGAGACTTACCTTTGCGTCTATTGCTGCAAGTGGCATCGCCGCTCGCCCGCATCAGTGGAACACAACGCCAGGCACTTTGCGGAACTGCGAGCTAAACAGATACGACGGGCAAGGAGGGCGGCATGATTGGTCACGCGATGAAAAAACGTCCACAAATTGACAAATGCTGGTGGGGCATGGAACCGTCTGCGGCTTGCCCGCCGCATTTAAGCGCCGAGAGGCGGCAGGATCAACTGGTGGCCGAATGGGCCAAGACATTGCCTGAAGGCGATCGCAAGCTCGTAGAGGGGCTGCCAAGGCTGACCAATGACCACAAGCCAACAGGCCAAGACAAAGATGTGGCTCAAATGGAGGGCATCCGCGAGTTTGTTGACCCATTAGCCAATTTGCGCCGGCAAAGCGAGACGCCTGACATGGCCTCGGCGATCGATTCCGAGCATGAGATCCTCATGGAGCAGTTCGGACTGCACGATGCACAGGCCAAGGCCGTGGCCATGTGGGCCAACCAGCGCGAGCAGACGGCAGCCCGCTCGATGCAGGCTAGAGTGCTCGGGGCCATCTTGGGACAATTCCTTGGCGAGAAGACGGCAGACGCTAACACGATGTTTTGGGCGCTGGCCTTCCAAAGCGGGGTAGCCCGGCACCTCTCCAGCCACAATCCGAACAGCAAAGCCAAGGAACTGGGCGTTACGCGGGCGCTGATGAGCTACTGGCAAAAGGTCTGGGAGAAGGAGCTAGAGCTTCACGACCTGACCTACGCGAAGACCAACCAGGCTCGGGTCAAGTATTCAGCGGCACGCAAGGCGTTTGTCCGCAAAGCGAGGGCGGCATGAAGACTTACGACGAATTATGGAAAGAGTCCCAGCGCGGTGCGTGGGCTACTGGCGGTAAATGCCCAAAATGTGACGGCAGATCCTACCGCGGCGGATATTGCATGGACTGCGGCACATGGCGAACAGGTTCAAAAAAAGAGATCAGTCCACGTTATGGAATCATTGAAAGACCATTTGAACCAGAAAGAGCAGATTTTTTATGAAAAACACACAACTGATGGAATACACCGTGCCGCAAGGCATGAAGGCAACGAAAACGGCACTGGTCTTACCCTCGGGCATGAAGCCAGAGGAGTGGGCGTCCTGTGGCGAATACCTACAGGCAGCGGAAAAGTCTTTGGGCGTCTGGAAGGCGGATTGGTTGAGCTACGGCAGGGCCAATTATGAGGTTGATTTTGTCGAAAAGACGTTAGTGCAGATGACCTTTGACCTGAAGGAACGCGAGAGACTTAACCTATTAGGCGAGGTGCAGCCGGCGCACAGGCATGAGGCGCTTACCTCAGAGCATTACCTGATCGCGGCCAAAAGGCTCGACAGTGATAAAGAGCGGGAGACATGGCTATTCACAGCACAGAGCGAGGGACTTAGCCCAAGGGAATTGCAGGCCAGCATCCGAGCGCATGAGGTCATCCGCATTGAGATGGAGAAGCGCCAGGTATCTTTGCCCTCACCATATGCTGCTCGGGCTGAATATCGCGCATGGAGAAAAGAGTTGGGCGAGGCGTGGCAGGAGTGGTGTCGAGAGGACTTTCTTGATGTGCGTGAAACAATGAAAGAGATGCATGACTGCTATGTTTGGCTTGGCGATCTAGCTGAAAAAGCGCCCCCCCGGGGTAAGGAGTCTCCTTAACCGTCTAAACCACCGGGGTTTAGGAGTCATTTGGTATGTATTTGAGTGTTTCCTAGCCGTTTGACTTGGCAACAGCGGGGGAAACATGGCGATGACTCACAGAGCAATGGCCAAGGCCATCGGCCTGACGGCGGGGCAAGTGTGCAAGCTGGCGAAGAAGGGGATGCCCCTGGACTCACCAGAGTCCGCATCCGCCTGGCGTAGTCGCCACATCGGCGCGCACACCAACCGCCCGGCACCAGCCCCATCAAAGCCAGCGCCGTTGCAGGAAGAAGACAACGAGGCAAAGCACGTCGAGGAGTTGGCTGATCTTCCGTTTGAGCAGATTACCAATACGGACAACTGCCGCGATGCCTTGCAGGAGAGCCGCGATGCCCGCCGCTTTGCCTGGAAGAAGGTCAAAGACCTGGACGCCGCCGGGCAGCTTGAAGACAGCCGCAAGTGGATGCAGACCCACCAGCAAATGCTTTTGCGGCAGGGCAACCTTGAGGAGCAGTTCCGCAACTTGATTGAGCGGGACGGGGAAACCATCAGCTACCGTGACGCCGACACAAGATACCGCAGCTTCCTCAACGACATTCGCGTCATCTGTATGGCCATGCCGTCTTCCCTGGCGTCCAAGGTCAACCCCACCGACCCGCCGCACGCGCAGAAGATCATCGAAGAGTGGCGCAATGATGTGCTCTTCAAGACGCTGAAGGCCAAGGGTGGCGAGGCATGATTGAGCAGCTTGTCGCCTCGATGCGGGACGTGTTCAGCGCACCCGACATCCGCAAGCCCTGGCAGTGGGCCGAGGATGAGATTGTCCTGTCCCGTAGGCAGACCGAAAGCATTGGCCCTTATTCGACCTTGCTGACCCCCTACGTCCGCGAGCCGCTGGAGTGCTTTGCCGACAATAGAGTCACCGACCTAACGCTGTGCTTTGGCAGCCAGACCTCGAAGACCACGATCCTAATGATCGGAGCGGCGTGGCGCATGGCCAATGATCCGGCCCCGAGCATCTGGGTCATGCCAACCGAGCACCTGTGCCGCAGCTTTTCGGAGAATCGATGGCAGCCAATGGTCGAAGACTGCGTCGTCCTGCGCGCCTTGAAGCCGCAAAACCCACACCGCTTCAAAGCCCTAGAGCAGCAATTCCGCGATGCCACACTGACCTTCATTGGCAGCAACTCGCCGGCCAACTTGGCCAGCCGCCCGGCGGGCCTGCTCATCATGGACGAGACGGACAAGTTCGCCCCGGCCACCGAGCGCGAATCATCTGCCGTGGCCTTGGCTGAGAACCGCACCAAGAGCTACACCAACGCCCTGCGCGTCAAGGCCAGCACACCCACCGTGCCAGATGGCGAAATCTGGTCGGCTTTCATGTCAGGGGATCAGCGGTATTACTTTGTTCCCTGTCCGCACTGCGGGGAAAAGCAACGCCTAGAGTTCACGCAAGTGCGCTGGGACAAGGATGCCAAGATTGACGGCAAGTGGAACGAGGATGCCGTGCGGCGCTCGGCGCATTACGAGTGCGTTCAGTGCCAGGGCAAAATCACTGATGGCTACAAGACGCGGATGCTGCGCGAGGGCGAATGGCGGGCGACCAACTTGGCAGCCTCGGCAGGGCGGCGAAGCTATCACCTCAACAGTCTTTACGCGCCCTGGAGATCCTGCGGGTTTGCCGAGTTGGCGGTGAAGTTTCTGCAAGCCAAAGACACACCGGCAGACGTGCAGGACTTTAACAACTCCACCTTGGCCACACCCTACGCGCCCATCGATGTGAACGTGAAGGAGGAGAAGGTGCGCGACTGCCGCGATCCGCATTGCCTGTGGCAGCAAGTTCCCGAACACGCCAGCGGCGACAAGCTGGCCTATCTCTTCCTCGGGGCCGACCCCGGCCAGCATCAAACGCATTGGGTGGTTTCTGCCGTCAGCACGGCAGGAGAGATCACGCCGATTGACTGCGGCACGGTGCTTTCGCCCGAGGACTTGGTTCACTTCGTGCAGGAGGGCAACCCTGCGCGCCTGGCTTACAAAGACCCCTCAGGCAACGAATACAACGTCAAACGGGGGCTGGTGGACTCGGGCTATCTAACCGAGCGCGTCTACAACGTCTGCTATGCGACCGCCCCGGTCATGTGGCCAACCAAGGGCAGTGATGCCGCCTTTGGCAAAGACCCAGTGCGATACACCCGCCTGCAAGCACCGGCAGGGCTGGGCCTCTACACCTACATCGACAACGACATCAAAACGGAGTTCTACGATTGGCGCATCAACCGTCGCCGCGCTCCACTCTTCCGCCTGCCGGTGGACGCACCCGAGGCGCTCATAACAGGACTCAGCGGCCAGCAACTTATCACCAAACGCACGGCGGGCGGAACGTCCCAGCAATGGAAGAAGCTGCCCAATGACCACTTTGGCGACTGCGTGAAGCTGGCCTATGTCGGCTGGCAAATCCTCAAAGAGAATTTTGGACAACCCGAAGAATCACCTTTGACAGAGCAGCCAGAAGCATGACCTCCGAGCTGGCCGGCATTCGCAAATATCTCAAGCGCACAAAAACGTTGTCTCAGCTCGAAGTGCTCTCCAATGACTTATACGCCATTGCCGACTCGGAGGTCGTTATTACCAATGCCGGCTTTGAAGGCGGCAGCACCTCGGGCCAAGCGCGCAAGTATTCCAAGGGCGACATCCTCAACGTGGTCGAAGACCTCATTACCGAGCTTGATCCGCCCACTGATCCCGTCAAAACCAGCGGGGCAGGGATGATCTACGCCGACTACTCCGAGGCACTCATTCGCCTCTGAGCCTTTGACACTCCCGCCCGAGCGTGGCGGAAATCAAAGGCAAATCAAAACGCGGCGGGTATCGCCCGGGAGCGGGGCGTCCCAAGAAAGCGGACGCGAAGAATGCAGCCTTTGAAGCTGCCGAACTTTACCAGCCGGGGCGCACACTCATCTACATGCCTACGGTTCAGCCGAGGCAGGAGTTTCAGAGTGGGACGCGCACCAACATCATGCGGAAGGCGCGCTGGCTCTACAACAATGTCGGCCTTGCCGCCCGTGCCGTGGACGGTGTGGCGCGCTACACTTGCGGCACTGGCATCATCCCGGCAGCCCGAAGCTCTGACGCTGCCTGGAACCGCCAAGCCGAGGAGATGTTTGAGGACACCTGTGGCCGCGAAGCCTTTGGGTTCGACGCGGCGGGCCAAGTTAACTTCTACGAGGCGCAGCATTTCATCTGCAAACACGTTGCCATTGATGGCGACTTCTTTGGCCAGTTTGTAAAAAGCAACGATGGCCGCGCCCTGATGCGCTTCATCGGCGGCGAGTCAGTCGGCAACGCCACCACCGGCCTTGCTCAAGACGAGTGGCAGGATGGCGTCCGCACCGACAAATTTGGCAAACCGACCCAATACCGCCTGCTGGCCGACGAGCCGCGCCGCGCCTTCACCGATGTTAACGCCGATGACATCCTGCATTTTCACCGCCCGGCGCGCATCGGCTACACCCGCAGTCCGTCTTGGCTCTCCCGCGCTGCGCTGCATCTGCACGACATGGCCGACATCGTGGCCTTCACCAAGCAGACTTTTAAGTTAGCCTCGCAGCCAGCCTTCATCATCAAAAGCCCTGACGCCATGCAAGTCGGCATGGGGGCCGCGCTCAAAAAGCAGGACGCCGCCACCGGCAGTGTGACCCTCGACAAGCTCTACGGCGGCAGCGGCGTGGTGCAACTCCCGCCAGGCACCGAGTTGCAGCAGTTTAAGAACGAGCACCCGGGCAATAATTTCCAAGCCTTCCTCGACTTCCTTGCCCGCGACATTTCGTGGGGCATCGGCCTCTCCCCCGAGATGCTGTGGAGCGTGGCCGGGATCGGCGGGGCCAATACCCGCTATGTGCTGGCCGATGCCCAAGTCTTTTTCTCCGAGTTGCAAGATTGGATCATCAACCAGTTCTGCCGCCGCTTCTGGAAATACTGGGTCTGGTCCGAGATCCAAGCGGGACGCCTGCCGCTGCGCGATGATTGGTGGAGGGTGGACTTCATCCCGCCTGCCAGGGCCACGGTGGACTTTGGCCGCGACACCAAGGCGCTCCTGGAGATCGTCCGCACCGGGGCCATGAGCACCCGCCGCTTTGCCGAGATGCACGGGCTAGACGAAGAGGCCGAAGAAGATGCGGCGATTGCTGCCGCTGTTCGCCGCAAAACCAAATGCGAGGCCGCAGGGTTGGCCGTCACCGATGTTTTCCCACCCGCGCCAGGATCACCGGCGCCGATACCTTCGGGGTCGCAATCTGGCATCGACGCCTCGGGCGACACATCCAATGACGATGATGCCGACGAGGCGGACGGCGGTTCGACTCCGCCCGACTCCAGCACCCTTTGACACTCCGGGCCAAGCATGGCCAAAAACTGGTATGCTTTTAAGAACACTCCCGACGAAGACGGCGAGGTTGAACTTTCTCTCTACGACGAAATCGGTTCGTTCGGCATCGGCGCAAAAGAGTTCATTGCCGAGCTTAAAGAATACAAAGACCAGCACATCCACCTTCGGATCAACTCCCCCGGTGGAGAGATCGTCGAAGGCAGTGCCATCTATAACGCCCTGACCCGCCACAAAGGCGGGCTGACTGTTCACATCGACGCCCTGGCCGCAAGCATGGCCAGCGTCATCGCCATGTCTGGCGACCCGGTCTACATGGCCGAGAACGCGCTCTTGATGATTCACAACCCGTGGACCCTCGCGGCGGGTGAGGCCAAAGACCTCCGCAAGCAGGCCGACCTGTTGGACACCATGAAGTCCAACCTCATCCGCGCCTACCAGAAGAAGAGCGGCATGGAGGAAAAGGCCATCGCCAAGCTGATGGACGAAGAGACGTGGCTCGATGCGGTTGAGGCCGTGGCCCTCGGGTTTGTTGACGCCATCGAAGACGGCATCCCTGCCGCCGCCAGCGCGAAAGAAATGCGGGCGCGGTTTGACAATTTCGCCAAGGCCAAGATGGAAAATACCGTTATCTCCGAAGCCGCCGAGGTTTCCGCGCCTGTCGCAGATCCCGTGGTTGAGGAAACCCCTGTGGCCACCGAGGCCGTCGAGTCTGTGACTGACGCGCCGGTGGTCGAAGAAGCCGAAGTGGTCGCCGTTGAGGAAGCGCCTGTTGCCGAAGAGGCACAAGCCGCCGTCACCGCCGACTCTCTCGTCGCCAAAATTTCCGACATGGCAGCCAAGCTGTCGCAAGTCGAAGCCCGCGCCACTGCCGCCGAGGCCGAACTTTCCAAGGTCAAAGAAGCCTTTGCCGCCCTTGAAAAAGGCGCAGGCGTAGCAGCCGCTTCTGTTGTTCCGACCGTTGCCGCCGAGGACAAGTCCGATCCCGTTTCGCAGTGGATGGACGCCATCGAGCGCAAGGACTACGCCGCCGCCGGTGACCTCTACGCCAAGCACAAGCGCGCCATCTGGGCCGCCCGCGAAAAACTTTCCAAGGCCACCAGCTAAGGAATCCCAACCCAAAACAACCCAACTAACCAAACCAAAAATATGGCTAACGTATTCGACTCGGGACTGGTGGTATCCACCATTTCTCAGCAAATTCAGACGGTCTTGTCTAACCGACTCGCGCCCCTGCGTTTGTTCACCACAGACTTCTCAAACGAAGTCAAGAAACCCAAAGACACCATTCAGGTGCCTATCGTCTCGGCCACCGCCGCGACCTCCGTCAACCCGACCAACTTTGAACCCGGCTCGTCCGTGACCATTGGCAAGGCCACTGTCACCCTCGACCACGTTGTTCAGTTTTTTGGTATCGACCAGGCGGATCTCGCCCTTGGTCACCGGCTTGAAAACTTGGTTGCCATTAACGTGGCAGCGATTGCCGACAAGCTGTGGAGCTTGGCCATCACGCCCATTACCACGGCAAACTTCGGTGCCGCCACCGTCACCACGACCACCATCACTCCCGGCAGCGGCCATCTGGCCACCCTGTGGAGCACGATCAGCAAGTCGCAGAACAAGGGTCTGGTTGTCACGCCCGCGATCTACTCGGCGCTCATCCCCACCAACGCTGACTATCTGCCGCTTTCGGCTGGTAGCTACGGCTTCGATCAAGGTGTGTTCTATGCGAACAGTTTCAGCGGTGCAGTTGCTGGCCTCGACGGCTTCGCCTGCTCACGCGAAGCGTTGTGCGTGGCCTCGGCCAAGCCAATGATCGACCCTGCGGTTTCCGCGCAGTTCCAGATCAGCGACCAAGTAGTCACCCTCGAGCAGTTGGGCCTTAGCGTCTACTGGAATGTGTGGGGATCTACTGGAAATCGTCAGGTCAACGCATCCATCGAGCTTATGTTCGGTGCGGCCCCCGGCCTCACCAGCGGCACGATGGCTCTCATCATCTAGGTTCGTGTGTTTCACCTCCCGGCGGTTGAGTGGCCCGCCGGGAGTTTCACTTAGGGTTTCGACCCAAGGGGTCACGGTTCCACTCGCCGTGGCCCTTTCTTTTTATCAGTGCCGAAAATTCACCTCGGGATAATTTGTGGAAACGAAGCGGATTACATTACCCGCTTTCTCGATTCGTTCCAGCCGCACGTTGATTCGATCAGCGTAGTCCGCGCCATCGGCAACCAGCCGCCCGACGCTACCTTGGAGATTGCCAAGGCGCGTGGCTGCACAGTTGGCGAGTATTTCAACGCGCCAGGCAAAGATTGGCCGCACGTCGATTCTTTCTGTGCCGCCCGCAACGCGGCCTTTGCCCTAGCTCCCGCCGATGCCGACTGGCTCATGTGGGCCGATTGCGACGATCTGCTGGCCCCCACAGGCGCGGAAGTGCTGGCCGATATACGATCAGGCAAGCTGGACGCGAAACAGGCCGTATACGCGCCCTACGTCACATCGATGCAGGGCAGCTATGCCCGCCGCATCCGACTCGTCCACCGCGAGGTCTACGACAAGTGGCTCAACTGCATCCACGAAGACATCGAGGTCAAGCCCGACACGCACGCCGCATGGTGCCAAGAGTTGCAAGTGGTGCATATGCCAGCGGTCAACAAACGTGGGAGCGTCGAGCGCAACAAGCGCATCCTGACCGCCATACCCGAGGACAAGCGCACAGGCCGCGAATGGTGGTTTCTTTTCCGCGAGTGTGAAATGCAGGGCGACATCACTGGGGCATTGACCGCGGCCGTAGTCGCCACCGGACGGGACGATCTGGCCAAGGAAGAAAAATATCTGGCCTACCTGTCCATTGGCCGCTGGCTCAAAGACATCGAAGAAGCCGAGCGTCCGCTACTGGAAGCCGTGCGCCTCATGCCGCACCGCAGGGAAGGGTATGCTGAACTGGCCAAGGTGCATTTGGCCCGAGGTGATGCCGACAAGGCTGTGGCCTGGTGTGCCAACATGGAGGCTCACGACGATCCCGATGATGCCTCATGGATTCACGATGCCAGCCTTTACGGATGGCGAGCGCACGATTTGAAGTGTGCGGCACTGGCCAAGGCTGGGCGCACCGAACAGGCCAACAAGATCCGCCGCGAATACCACCGACTGCACCGCCCGCGCATTGCCGTGGGACACCCGACGTGCCGACCCGAGCAGGCCCTCAAAATGCGGGAGCTTTACTTAGAGCGGGCCGCTCGCCCAGAGCTTGTCTCGTATTGGTTCGCCGCAAACGAGGCCGACCAAGCAGTGGTCGAGGGCATCAAGCATTATCCGCACGCCATCAGCCATGCCGTGCCGGAGGGTCACTCGTCAGCCGTGGCCAACTACAACGCCGCCGCCAAAGCCGCCGCCGAGTCGGCCAAGATCATCTTGATCGCCCAGGACGATTGCTACCCGCCGCATGGCTGGGACGAGCAGATTGTGCAGGCAATGGAACCAAACAAGGGCAAGCCCACCGTCCTGCACGTCTTTGATGGATTCCGCAAAGACCAGATCATGGTCATGCCCTGTTTCAACTGGGCTTACTGGGCGGGCCGCAAATGGCTTTTTAACCCGGAGTTCGACGGCTACTGGTCGGACACCGAATGGAGTTGGCGGGCCTACAAGGAGGGCGTGGTCAAGGATGGCAGGCACATCAATTTCTACCACGACCACCCGCTTTTTACTGGGGCCAAGTCGGACGCCGAGTATATGCGTCAGCAAAACCCCGGGGCCGAGCAACGGGGTAGGGCAGTCTTTGAGCGCGTGGCTCCCGATGCCCTTGTCGCTGGGTGGTAATTTTATGAACCAAATAGGAGGTAACATCTACGAAGGCATTGAGCCGAGAAGACGTAAAAGCCGACATTGTCGCTTACAAAACTTTATTGGCTCCAGAGGGCGTAATGTTCGGAGATGACATCGACTGGCCCTCGGTAAGGGCAGCGGTTAGTGAAAGTTTTGCAGATCAGCACGAATGCCGTGGCCCTTTTGGGGTTAGCTTTGACAGCAGGCAAGGGGCATGACTCGCGCTGGGATCACCGCTTTTGCCACGGCTATGGCCGACACTCTGAATGCCCTTTACGGCAGCACCGTGACCTATGGCGGCGTTGACTATCAAGCCGTGGTGTCCACAGGGGAACCCGAGTTGAATCTTGAGTCGGGCGGCTTCCAGAAGCCGGTGGAGTTTGTCGTTCGCCTGCGCAAAAGCGATTTGCCCGAAAGCAACCCGTTTGCCGTATGGAGCCAGGGACCGCCCTCGGCCAAGTCGGCCATCACGATCAACAGCAAAACCTATTACATTTTTGCCGTGCGCGAGCATTTCAGCCCGCTGGCCCAGGAATGGATCTTGGAGGTCGGCACACCATGAACCCGCTGAACGTCGAGAAGTGCCTGGCCACCTACCTTGAGGGGGTCACCGGCATTGCAAACGTCATCCCGGTCCATGAGTCAATCAGTGCCGAAGACGTGGATCTCAACAACTCGGCCATCGTGGTCGAGGCCGACGCCACCGAGCACACCAGCGGAAATCTCTATCTTTCGACCGTCAACGTCAGTCTGAGAAGCCCGGCGCTCTCAGTAACGCAAGCTGACCACCTTGCTCGGTGGACCCTAGTGGCCAACGCCCTAGCCAACCAGACCAACATGGCAGCCTCGTTTGCCACAACGATCAGCACCGGCAGCCTGGGCATTACTTTCAACGGGCGCTACGTCCGGTCAATCAGCACGTCAACCAGCGACAGGGCATGGATCAACGCCGCCGAGGTCGCGGTAGGTATCGGCACGGTTTGACACTCCCGCCCAGCATATGCCCTCCATCGGAATTTCGCTTACCGGCATCACCGAGCCGTCAAACTCGACCACGGAAGAGTTCACCAAAGACCAAACGGTGGATGTTGTCAGCATCCGTGACAAGACGGGCGTGACCAAACACGTCACCGCCCTCGGATACGGCACGACCACCTTCACCCGTCGCGGACGCGGAGCGGGCAGCCTGGCTGATGTGACCGCCGGGGCCATTACCGAAGGCTCGGCCAAGATCACCTCAATCCGCAACACGCAGACCGCCGACGATTTCCCCAGCTACGAAATCACTTCAACCCAGAAAGACGATATCTAATGCCCTCATCCGTTGCAGACATCGGCGTCACCGCCTATTCGGAAACCCTCACGCAAAGCGTCGAGATTACTAAGTCCGTCGAAGAGCTTCACCTGGTTGAAAAAGACGGCACCTACGGGCAGGGCAAAACCTTTGACCCAACCTTTGAGGTGTCAGTCTCGGGCCGTGGTGATCTGCCAGCCCTGACGATTGGCAGCACTGCGAGCATCACCGGCGTGACGGGCGGCGTCTCGATCATCACCAACATTTCCCAGACCGAGCGCAACGAGGACTACGCAGACTGGTCGTTCACTATGCGTAACTTCCCTGGCGCTTCGTAAGCATTCATGCAAATCAGAGTGGTTAAATCGCGGGCCAACAACCCGCTCACAAGCCTTGAGGCCGCCGCCGCCGTGGCCGCACTGACGTTTGGCTACCGGCTCATCGACAAGGAAGAGGCCAAGAACTTTGAAGACTATGTCGAGGATACAAAAGACGGCCTGCTGCGTGAGACGTTGTGGGTCTTTAACGATTTAAGCACGGCCAACATCGCTGGGGAGAACGTGGCACTCAAAGACTTCCTCGCCCGCTTTCTGGATTTGCAGTGGTGCGAGGAGCACGCCGAATCACCCATCGCCAACCTCCGTCACCAGCACGAAAACACAACCCTATGGAGAGAGCACTTCCGCGCCAACAGGCCGATGATCTTAATGCGTAAGGGCCAGCGAGTTCTCAAAATTCGCTCCGACGCTACCGAGAAGGAAAAAGCGAAATGGCTAAAACTGCTTTAACCGAGGAGGCTTTTCTTGAGCCGCGCCTGCGGGAGATTGGCGACTTCAAGCTGCGGCCATTCACCGTGGGTAGCCTGCCGCTTTGCAAGAAGCTCGGCCTGACCCAATTTACCGGCGAGGCACCCGACCAGCCGCTTGACCAGATTGAGCAAATGCGCCAGGTATCGGGCTTCCTCTGGGCGCACTGCGAACCCATTGACCGAATCCTGCAAATCATCCGCGACCCTCAGAAGATCGAGGACGAGCTTCTCCGCTACCAGCTATCTATCCCGCTTAACATCTTGCCCGAGGTCATGGTTGAGATCCAGCGCGTGAGCGACATGGCGGCAGCCGCACAAGTCGAGATTGTCGAAAAGCCCAGCAGTGGGCAGCGGCAGGAATCGCCGCCGGGAAACTAATTGAGCCAGCGTGGATTGCGACCTTCGCTTTCACGCTGGCGCGAGAGACAGGGTGGAGCGAGGACTACATCCTCTGGCAACTCCCACTCTCCCGCCTTTTGCAATACCAGCACTGCGCCCTGCGGGCCAATGACGTGTGGACCGTGCCAGCAGGGCCACCGGCCAAGGAAA